GGAGGCCAAGTGGCCCTTTGTGGAGACGAGATTGCGGGAGGGGATGTTAGCCTCCCTGATGGCGTTTTACTAAACCGAAACAATTACCTTTCAGTTGCCTGCATTGAGCTTGTCAAGCCCATTGAAGAAATTGAGGCAGAACAGCCTTATTACGTTGAGGAAGAGGACGATTCATTTGGTGTGTGGTTTAAAAAAGGCTCTGAAATTTTCTTGAGAATGCACTGCGTGTCTTTCGGAGACGGGCGCGAAGTGACACGAGAAGAGGCCCTAGAGAAAGCCTTGGAGCTTTGCGACGAACTGAACCGCAAGCACCGCGAATCCCTGAATGCTTAAATAGCAGTTGGCCGGGGTCAGCGCCAACTGATCCCCGGCCTTGTTACACAGAACCATGCAAAGATTATGAGTAACGCACCTACAGATAAACTAGATTTGCCCCAGGCGCCAGTCCCGAAAAAGACACTCTACGAAATTGTGATGTCCGAGGACGTGAAGAACCACATTGCCCAGCTTGTAGAGGGCATGATGACGCCGGAACGCTGTATCAGTATCTTCTGGCACTGCTGCCAGAAAACCCCACTCCTTCAGCAATGCGCCCCTGTAACGCTGATTGCATCCCTGAAAAACCTGCTGATGATGCGTTGTGAGCCTGACGGCATCCACGGCTATCTTGTTCCATTTTGGGCTAAAGACAAGGCAACCGGAAAGCCCGTGCTAACCTGCGTGCCGGTGCCCTCCGCCCGCGGCCTGATGCGTATGGCCCGCTCCAATGGCGTCACCAACCTCAACATTGGCATTGCACGTGAGGGAGAGCCGTTTTACTGGAATATCGAGGACGGGAAATTTGTCATGGGTCACACCCCCGGATGGGATGACGACAAGAAACCCATCAGGGGTTTTTACTGTATCTGGACAGACAAGGATAGCTACTTGCACGGGGAGCGGATGAGTCTGAAAGCCGTCAATGATATCATGGCCCGCTCCAACTCCCGTAACAAGAAGGGGGAAATCGTAGGACCCTGGAAAACCGATTTTGAACAAATGGGCTTGAAAACAGTGATCAAGCGCGCCTCCAAGCAATGGGATTTGCCCTTGTATATCCAGCAAGCCATGAGCGTCTCCGACGAACAGGAATTTGGAAGCGAAATGCGGAATGTAACCCCGGAAAAAACCGATGGACCCGCCGAAGGGGAAACCCCGTGGAACAACGCGCCAGCACCTGAAGAATTCCAAAACGACCAACCGGAAGCCCTGCCGGAACCGGAGCCGGAAGGACAGAATGACCTTATTCCCGGACTGAAGATGCCCGCGCCGAAAGAGCCCGTAACCATCAGCAGGGAGGACTATTGACATGAGCCTATCATCGAATTGTACCGTTTACGAGAACGTGCCCCAGCGTTCGGAAGCGTGGTTCAAGTTGCGCTCCGGACGCCTGACGGCCAGCAATTTTGACAGGCTGCTTACCCCTACGGGACGCAAACCCCAGCCCAAGAACAACAAAGAAAGGGGCCCGTGGGGCGCCCTGATTATTGAATTGTGCTGCTCTTTCCTCCGTCCTGATGAAATCCAATGGGAAGGAAACCGCCACACGGACCGGGGAGAAGAACTGGAACCGGAAGCCAGGGACGAATTCAGAAAAATAACCGGACTGACTGTCAAGGAAGTGGGGTTTGTCCTTTGCAAAGACGGCCCGGTTGGGTGCAGCCCTGACGGACTCATTGTTGATGCGTCTGGCGATTACATTGCCGGACTGGAAATCAAGTGCCCTCTCTCCAAGACACATGCTCTTTACCTGCTCAACGGCGTGCTGCCAGATGACTACCGGCAGCAAGTTCACGGCTCTATGGCCGTGACGGGGTTGCGGACATGGTATTTCATTTCCTACTGCCGGGGCCTGCGTCCGTTTGTCATCAAGGTGGAGTGGGATGAATACACGGACAAAATCAAGGAAGCCTTGGATGAATTTAAAGCGGAATATCGGGATAAATACGATCTCATTATGCCGCGCATCCGCCCGGCAGCAGAAGGGAGGGCGGCATGAGAACGAAGGCAAGAGCTATCCACCGGCCCGGCGTGATGAACAAAACGGAAGCCGCCTATGGCTTTTACCTGTCTGACCTCCAAAACAAAGGGGAGATACGGGAATTCAAGTTTGAAGCCGTCAAACTGATCCTGGGGAACCGCTGCTCATACACACCGGATTTCATGGTTGTCCGCCCTGACGGCACCCTTGAATTCCACGAGGTGAAAGGCTTCTGGCGCGACGACGCCAGGGTAAAAATCAAGACCGCCGCCGACAAGTTCCCCTTTGTTTTTATCGCTGCCAAGCAGACAAAAACGGGTTGGGAAATCGAAACAATCCAGGAAGGAGAAAATTGAAATGAATAGATTTAAGAAAACATATAGAGAATGCCTTTGCTTAGTATCATCAGGAGGTTTTGTCGCAGGATGTATTTATCCGATCGTTGGTTGGAATAATGGTCTACATGTTATTACAGAAGATAAAAACGGTGAACCATTGGATTATTTGCTTCATAATGGGGGCGGTGATCCTGTTGAAAACGAATATGGGATAACAGGCGATCTTGCGGCGGTAGATGATAGATTCGACGAAGAACAAGGAAACTTAATATTCCGAACTTTGGTTGACGGTAAAATCGACACATATCCGTGGGAACTTGAACAGAAGGGAGGGGCCGAAAATGAAACTGACGCCTGAACAGAAAGCTTTTTACGAGTACGGGAAAGCCCGTGAGGCTCTTCGGCTCTTTAAGACGGACTTTGCATACCGGGAAGAAACTTTAAGAGAATTCTACGAGAACTATGTATGTGAAGCCTGGCAGAAGCGGGCCGCGTGCAGGGCGTGGGTGCCTTTAAAGGAGCGAAATTGCAACAATTGCATGCACCTTTATCGCGACACGAAATTTGGTTCTCCTTGTTTTTGTTGCACAGGTATTGACGACGAAATTCCCAATAACTGGGAGCCGAGAAAGGAGGCATTATGAAGGACTGGACAGGGAATAAAAGGACGCTTGGCGCTACGCTGGGAGCATCCTATCTCGCCACCGGTGAAAGGCCGAGGGAAGACTATTACGCCACCGATCCGGACATGGTGCGGGATCTGCTCAACGCTGGCGCGCCTCTCCGTCAGCGGGTATGGGAACCAGCCTGCGGAGCTGGTCATATCGTCAATGTCCTGCGGGAGCGGGGGCATGAAGTCTGTGCAACCGACATTGTTGACCGTGGATGTCCTGATTCCTGCGTACAAGATTTCTTGTGGGAGTTCGACGATGGCGAGATAGGAGACGTGGATATTATGACCAATCCTCCCTACGCCACAGCCCTTGAATTTGTCGAGCGTGCGCTTGCCTGCGTCAAGGATGGAGCCAATGTCTGGATGCTTCTGCGTCTCCAGTTTTTAGAGGGCAAGGCCCGGCGCCGGTTGTTCGACGTTGCCCCCCCCTCCGACGTGTGGGTATTCAGCGAGCGGCGGACCTGCGCCAAAAACGGGGATTTTTCCAAAACCGAAGGCGGCGCCATTGCCTACGCTTGGTTTCACTGGGTCAAAGGATATAACAATCAAACTATTGTGAAGTGGTTATGAAAGCCGTACTGCGATATTTAGGCGGTAAAAACCGCCTTGCCCCGTGGATTATCCGGCATTTCCCGGCTCACACTTGCTATGTGGAGCCATACAGCGGAAGCCTGGGTGTCTTGCTCAACAAGGCCCCGGCGCCGGTGGAAATCTGCAATGACAAAGACGGCGAGATTGTCAACCTGTTCCGCGTCCTCCGCAGTGAGGACGCCGGACGGCTGCTTGAGGCCGTCATGCTGACCCCATACAGCCGTGACGAGCTCAACGACTCCGCCCCTGCAGGTGATGCCGTGGAGCGTGCCCGGCGTCTGCTAGTGCGCTCCTGGATGGGGATTGCAAGCGACTCTTTCAGGGATGGACGTTCCGGCTTACTCGTAAGCCGGAACAGGGTGCCTTCTCCGGCTACCGACTGGGACCGGCTGCCGGAAACTCTGCGGCTGGCCACCCAGCGGTTAAAGCACGTCCACGTGGAAAACCGGGACGCCCTTGACGTCTTACAGGCCCACGACGGGCCGGAAACACTCCACTACGTTGACCCGCCTTACATGCCAGCCACGCGCACCAGGACGGGGCGATACAGCCATGAGTACACGGAGGACGATCACCGGCGCTTGCTCAACGTCCTGGTCACGCTGCAGGGCAAGGTGGTGTTGTCCGGCTATGATAACGAGCTTTACAACTCCGCCCTGCAGGGCTGGCACAAGGACTCCATCAAGACCATTTCCAACATGAGCAGTCCACGTGTGGAATGCCTGTGGATTAACTACAACCCCCAACTGACGCTTTTTTGATTATGGCGCGTAAACCAACATCTTTAATCCCGCGGACGCACCGGGAATTATGCGAAATTGCTGAACGCTGGCTCATGGGCTCTGCCCGTTGCCGGGTGGCGATCGCGGAACCGAACTGCATCGTTACGGACGAGCAGCCCGACGCTATAGGTTTCAAGGGATCGTATAGCATCCTCGTTGAGGCTAAAACCAGCCGGGCGGATTTTTTGGCAGACCTCAAAAAGCCGTTCCGCCTCCGTCCTCAAAAGGGTATGGGGTATTGCCGATACTACATCTGTGAGCCGGGGATCATCACAGAAGATGACCTGCCGGAACGGTGGGGATTACTGTATGTCCTCCCTGGCGGACGGGTTCGGATAGTTCGGTACAGCAGACATTTCCGTGAGGCAAACTACGCCGCTGAAAGGAGCCTTTTGACCGCATGCCTGTACATCCAGAAGCCGCTAAAAATCAATACTGTTCAAGGCAGGAAAATACAGCTCTCACCTGCATTTGGCGCAGAAGCAAAAGAGAAGGAGGGGATATAGTATATATGGCCGGAGACTGGATAAAGGTTGAACACACAACACCCGACAAGCCGGAAGTGGTGAAGTTGGCCGACATGCTCGGCATTGATCAGGATGCCGTGGTTGGAAAGCTGCTGCGCCTTTGGATTTGGGCTGATCAACAATCCGTCTCTGGTAACGCTATCACCGTTACAAATTCGTTTCTCGACCGTCTCGTATTCTGCCCCGGTTTCGCCGCTGGGCTTGTCAAAGTCGGCTGGTTGAATGGACGCAATGGACTCCTTTCAATCCCCAATTTTGACCGCCATAATGGCCAAACCGCTAAGAATAGGGCCAATACGAACCGCCGAGTTGCGAATCACCGAAAAGGACGTAACGATGAAACCGTTACAGATGTAACGCCCGAACCGTTACAAAAACCGTTACCAGAGAAGAGAAGAGAAGATAATACTACTACACCAACTACAACCGGGCGCGAAGTCTGCCAATTTCCGCAGGACGTGTCCGAAATTGACCGCTTCATGGCCGCTCAAGTGCTGCACCCGCTCGGAGACGAGCTTACCCGGTGCGCCGAACGGTTTTTTAACGAGCAAGCCGCCGTTGGCTGGAAAAACAAGCACGGCATCCCCCTGGCGGACTGGCGGCCCCTGGCCCGCCAATACGCCGCCACCTGGGCCCGCAACAACGCGGCCGAAGCTGGCTTAAAGCCCGCCAATGCCGCGGGAACCGCATCAAAATCAACACCTAAACCATCACGAAGAGATGAACTCTGGACAGACTGACGACCCCATTGACGCCCGGCACGCCCTCAAAGGTGCCGACATTGAAAGCCTCTTGGCATCCATGACAGCGCTTGCCACGGATGACGGAAGAAGCATTGAAGAACTGGAAGCGGAAGCGCTCGCCGCCGAGAAACAGCGGGAGGAAGAACGCAAGGCAACCTATGAACGCCTGGGCCTGGTTGACCGAGGCTTTCCTCGCCGGGCGATTGATTGCCTCGACGAAGTGACCGGAGAACCATGGAAGAAGGCCCTCCGTGATGCCTATCGCCTTGTTTTGACTCCTGGGAGTATCATTGTACTAAACGGACGCTACGGCACCGGGAAAACGGTTTTAAGCACGTTTCTTGCCCGCGTCATGTACCGGCGCAAGAAGCGCGTCCTCTATACCAAGGCCTATGATTACACGATGGCCCTGCGGGAGACGTTCAACGGCGGCGGCTCTGAATCCTCTGTCATGGCCCGCTACAAGTCGCCTTATCTGCTGGTCCTGGACGAGTATCACGAGGTAAAGGACACGGACTTTACAGGCCCGGCGCTGGAACGGCTCATTGACTACCGGCACCAGAACGGCAAGCCGACCATCATCATTGCCAACTACAGCCCCGCCGCCCTGGAGGATCGCCTCGGCCCGGCCATTGTTTCACGCATCCATCTATGCGGCACCATCATCACGTGTGATTGGCAATCGTACCGTGAGATCAACTACAACCTCCGGGAATAGCCCTGGAATCTCGTATACCCCCTGGAATCTCGTATAGGGGGCGCGTTTTTATCTTGGAAAGATCAAGATTGTTTCTTTGTAGACCGCCCCCTTGTATCAAACGCCGGGATATTTAATTTTCTCCTTGCTTTTCCGATAACTTGTATTGATTTGCCTGTTTTATTAGCGACTTCTTTATCAGTCATTGTGCCCAGCAGGGATTTAATGTATTCGTCCCCTTCTATTGTTTCTTGCAAGCTTTTTTCCTCACGTAATGCCGGAACATTCAATTTCTGTCTAATTCTTCTTACTGCCTCGTCATCAATATTAAATTTTTCGGCTATTACTCTATCATAAACTTTCCCAAGCATAGATAAGAGTTTTTTACGTTGGTCCGGTGAAAATCTTTCTAAAATGCTTTTACTGAAAGGCTTAATTTTGTTCTGTTCTCTAAATTTTTTAATTACATATACGCTGTACCCTGTTTTTTTTGCAATTTTTAAATCTGATACTCTTCCCAATAAATTAAGAATTATATCCTTGTCCGCATCCTTAATGGGAGAGTATGGAGCTGGAGCAATTTTTAATTTTCTACGGTTCCGCGCTACAACATTAAGCGATATTCCAAGCCTTTCAGCAATTTCGCTATCAGGAACTTTCCCAAGCATGGATAGCATTTCTTCGCGTTTCTCTTCGGGGAATTTAGTATCAGATAATGATGGAATGCCCATCTTTTTTCTAATAAGCGCAATTCCTGCCTTGGAATAACCGAATTTTTTAGCAATTTCATCATCCGGGGTCTTTCCAAGCATGTTAATTAACTCTTCGGGATACTCTTTTTTCTTGTGTGGTTTATTTGGGTCTCGTGGCTGACGGGGTTTACGCGGCCCCCTATATGACTTAATCCCTAATTTCTTTCTAAGGTAGGCTACTCTGGAATTTGAGTATCCAAACTTCTTGGCACACTCCGAGTCAGGAATTTTTCCGAGCACTGCAATAAGCTCTTCATCGTGTTGGATGCGGATTGCTTCAGGGCTGCAATACTTTTTGATACCTAATTTATAGCGTTCAGTCTGGACCGTGACGCGCGCTATTCCGAGTAGCTCGGCGATTTCCAGATCAGGTTTTTTGCCCAACATGGACCGCATTTCTTCACGCTGTTCGTGAGAAAGAATGCGGTGAAACCTCTTTTCTCGGTATTTTTCATGCAATAACTCCATGAGCAATTGCATGTATTCAGGCGTGGGATGTGGTTTTTTAGTATTTAGCCACTTCCAAACAGCATCTTCCGTCACCCGCATCATCTGCGCGGCCCTTTTTACAGCTTGGGTAGGATTTGGAAGATTGTTGGCAGTTTGAAGCCAGTCGATAAATTCTTGTGCGGTCATAGTGAGAAAGGAGGGGCGGCTTTGCCGCCCCTGGGGGTTATTTAGTGAGCTTCAACGCGGGAAGCGTCCTGCGTCCAGTTGAGGTTTTCTCCTTCAATTTCTTCGCCCGTCATTTGTTCAAAGACCATGAAGATTTCAACCTTGTTCCCTTCTGCATCATAGCCGGGAGCAGACCATTCTTCCATGTAGCTGCCGTCTTCGTATTTGTCCGCATAGGAGCCAGGGAAAACCCTGTTGGTGTATTCCATCTGGCGCGCTGCATAGTAGGTCTTGCCTTCAAACTTGTAGCTGCCAAATTCACGTTCAAGAGCGGTCAGGTTGATTTCTTCTCCGTCTTCCGTGGTGATGATTTTGTTATCGTTCATTGTCTTGTTCTTTCTAGTTTTGTTATTTGGATTATGTCTTCGTTCGGTCCCTTACCTCCCGTCAACAAAATTAAGTTACTATAAAATTTATAGTAACGCAAGAGAAAAAATGAAAAAAGGTGAAAAAAGTTGTCATTCCGTTTTTGCTTGCGGCCTGGCGCAGAATATGAGAGAAGTAATTTGTTCTTTCTAGGAACACGTCAGCCCTCCGGGGCTGTGGATTAAAACGATCACAAGATCAGCACGAGCGGAAACGCTCATTCCCTTAAAAAGGGCGGTTCTTCGGGGCTGCCCTTTTTTATTCCTTCGGGACGGCAGGGGCGGCAAGTACCCGCCATCCGGCGCCGCTGCCATGTCCGCATTTGCGGAAGCGTTGTGCAGCACAAACCAGGAGCTTATAGACCTTTTTCCCCTTTTCTTCGCCGTACCGGTCTATCATGTAGAGTTTGAGATTCCGAGCCGTGACTTTCTCTCCATCCGGGGATTCCAGCAGCCATATCTTTGCATGGCAATTTGTCTCAAATTTCCCTGTTCTGGGGTGCTTCCTGGGGCCGGGAACTCCCCGATGCTTGCAAGCCTCCTGAAAGGCTTCTGACGTGATTTTCCGCCCCTTCTGGGCTGCATTCGCGCAAGGATAAGAGCAATGTTTCCGCCGAAAGAGTTTTTTAGCGCGGAATTCCTTTCCGCACACGGGGCAGGTGATAGTTTCCCAGGCGGCGTCATAGTGTGCCTTGAGGCAAGCGCGGGAGCAGTATACGCTTTCCCGCGCTCCGTAGCGCGGCGGAACATCCTTGCCGCATATAGGACACTTTTTCACAAAATCTGTATATGTGAGAGGGTCAGATTTGTCAATGGGCCCAGAAAGGAATGAACAAACAGAGTGCTTGATTTGCTAGCTACTTGTCCTCTAGAGTAGACCTGCAGGAAAAAGAAGCAATCACCTACCGCCAACAAGAAAATAGGACGGCCCAGCCTCTATACGGAGGCATTAGCCGACGAGATAGCCTCCCGTTTAGCCAACGGGGAAACGATGAAGTCCATTTGCTCGGACGATCACATGCCGGAGGTTTTAACTGTCTGGAGATGGAGGCACGAACGGGAAGAGTTTTGTAAACTCATTCAACGCGCGCGGGAAGCGCAGTCAGAAGCCATGCTCGACGAGTGTCAGTCTTTGTCAGATGCCGCTGCCCAGGTTGCCCTCGACCCCGAATGCGGATCCGCCTCCGTCGCTGCCAAGAAGCTCGCCATTGAAACGCGGCTGAAAGTTGCCGCCCGTTTTGCCCCCGAGAAATTCGGCGACCGAGTCCGGCAGGATGTAGCGGGCGTTCCCGGCGCTCCATTGGAACGCAAAATCACCCTGGACCCCGAGCAGCTTGCCCAGCTCCGGGAAGACGAGAAAACCGCGCTGGAAACCATTGCCGGCAAACTCCACCCTTAATCGAGCAGGAACCATCTCCCCGTCAGCTTCTTCCTCCGTCACATTCTCGGACTCGATCCTTATCCCTGGCAAATCGAGGCCATCAAGGCATTGCTTCTTGGAAAGGTGAGGCTGGGAGGTCGAAGCGTGGCCATGGTTGCTCCGAACGGATCGGGAAAGACGAGCCTATCCATTGCGCCCGCAATCCTGTGTTTCCTTACCTATTTTCCTCGGGGTCAGGTGCCAGTCACGTCATCATCATGGATGCAGGTAGAAAAACAGCTCTTTCCCGCGCTTCGCCGCTATATGGATAACCCTTTCTTTGACGGCTGGACATTCAACAAAACCGAAATCCGCACGCCGGAAGGAGGATTTGCCGTGGGATTCTCAACCGACAACGCGGGACGCGCAGAAGGGTGGCATCCGAAAATCTCGCCCGACGTGGATCCCGTCTTTTACGTCCTGGACGAAGCCAAGACCATTCCCGACTCCATCTTCACCGCTGTTTCCCGCTGCACGCTCTTCAACGCGTTCATCACCTCGTCGCCGGGTGCCGATTCCGGAACCTTTTACGACTGCTTCCACAAAAATTCATCCCTCTACTACAAAATCCGCGTTAAATACGAGGATTGCCCGCACATCGAAATCAACGATCCAGGCAAGGCCGAACGCCTGAAAAAAGAATACGGCGAACAGTCCTCCTTCTACCGCTCGGCCATCCTCGGCGAATTCACGGACCTTGACGGGCAATCCGTCATTTCCCGCCGCGCCATCATGGAGCTGCTCAACAACCCGCCTCCCTTTTTGGACACCGGGGAGACCTGCGGCGGCTTTGACTTCGCCGCCGGGGGTGATGAGAATGTCTTCGCGGCCGGACAGGGCAACCGTTTTTTCATCGCCGACCACTGGGCCGACCCAGACACTGTAGGAGCGCGCGGACGTTTCCGCCGAAAGGCCGCCGAACTCGGCATCTCTGCCGACCGCATCTTTGCCGACGGCGACGGACTGGGGCTTCCCATCATTGACGACTTCCGGGCTGAGGGTTTCCCCGTGCACTCCTACCGGGGAGGCTTCCCGGCAGATGACACACAAGCCTTTGTCAACCTCCGCGCCCAAGCATGGCGGGCTCTCGCCCGCGCCATCGAAGAAAAAGAACTCATCCTCGACATTGACGAGGATACGATTGAGCAGCTGGTTGCTCCACGACTCCAAACCGACGCAATAGGCCGCGTCCGCATTGAAAGCAAAGAAGATATGGCAAAGCGGGGCGTTCGTTCCCCAGACCGGGCCGACGCCCTTGTGATGGCCTGGCACGCGCGCCGGAACAGCGGACTGGCGCGGACGCTGGGAGCCTGGTACGCCCGTCCCGTGTCATCAAAACGCGCTTACGGGAGATATTAGGGTTGACAACATATTAAGATATCAATATATGACGATATGTAAGCAATCGCAGGGTGGTGAAACGGTATCACGCGGGGTTCCTGTCCCCGAATCGAAGGTCCAACTCCTTCCCCTGCAACCACCTTTTCTTTAGCCTCAGGTTTAACGCCGTCAAAAATATCCTCAACGCCCCGAAGCTGGTAGCCCAACAGGAGACCAGAATCAAGGAGCTTGAAACGGACCTGGCCCGGCGAGCGTTGACGGAACAGAGCCGGAAGCCTAACCAGCCTCAATGGTACGAATATTGGGACCCGTTACAGGGCGCCGACCTGCAAACCCTGATTGACGCCCGGAACGAAGCGCGGCGTGGAGCCTTTGCCCGCCAAATGCTCATTTGGGACGAGGTCATCTACTCGGACGGCTTGATGGGCATGCTCTATTCCCGGCTCATTGAAAGCGTCTCCATGCAGGGATGGAAGATTGACGCCGCGGACGACAGCCCGGAAGCCCAGCGTCAGCAGAACGCGCTGGAAGAATTCTATCACTCCGTCACCGGACTTCAACAGGCCTTTGGGCAGTTGGCCTCCGCTATGTTTTACGGGTACGCCCACCTCCAATACATCGAAGATTCCTGGGGCCGCCGCTTTGAATTCATCCCGCAGCGATACTGGGTGCGGCCCGGAGAGCTGAACGAATGGCAGTTTAATCCCCAGTGCTACATCGGGGTCGACACGGGCGAGAGCGTAGAGGAAGAAACGCTCGTGGTCATGGAGCACCGGAACCCCATTCTTTTTCCGGCAACCCGCGCCTCTTTTGAGCGGAATCACGCCAAAGTTACGTGGGACAACCATATGGACCGCTACGGGAGCGCCCCGGTCATCATCACGGCGCCCAAGGACGCGAGCGCCGCCGTCATGGACGCGCTGGAACGGGCCTGTGAGGAACTCAAATCGGGAGCCTCCATTGTGCTTCCTCCCGGCTGCACCGCCGAACCGTTGAAAGCCTCCAACATCAACGAAAACTATTTCCTATCCCGAATCAACATGTCCGACAAGGACCAGGTGCGGTTTGTAATGGCCGGCACTCTGACCGTCCTGAATGAATCAGGATCCGGCACGCTGGCCGGGGGAGCGCACACGGACAGCTGGAATTCGGTCGTCTCCGCGGTCTGTTCCAAGGTCGCCGAAGCTTTTAACGCCGCCATCAGCCCGCTTGTCCTGGGAGACGGCGAACCGCTGGCCCGCCTCCACATCACTTTTGACACCGTCCAGACCCCGCTGCAGAAAGCCGAGGAAATCGCCGCGCTTGCCGACGGAGGCGTCCGCCCCGAGAAGACCGAGATTGAAGAAAAGATCGGCATGTCGATCGAGGACACGCAGGACCCCGTTCCGGTGACGGCGGCGGCCAACAGGGAACCGGAAAAAGCACTCATTCCGCCCGATGCTTATGAACAGCTTCAGCAAATGATTTACGCCGGACTCATGAAAGGATTTACCGATGATCAGCACGAAACAAATCAATGACCTGTCCCGACCCGCCAACGGCTGGTTCCACGTTGAGAAAAGCGGAGACCATGACGTTGACTACGGCGAGGGTCCCGCCGTGTTGCGCATCGACGAGCAGGCGATCCGGGACATGGTGGACGACTTCAACGCCCGCACCTTTGACGGCCCGGGCATGCTCATCGACGGCGACCACCTGAGCCACGACCTTTCCCGCGATACTCGGGCCCTCGGATGGCTCAAGAGGCTGGACACCTACCGCGACCCTTCCGGCACGCTGGAACTCTACGGGTTCATCGAATGGACGCCGCGCGGCCTGAAGATGCTGCAGGACAAGGAATACACGCAATCATCCACCGAATATGGCGAAGGCATGACTTTGACGGACGGCGTCTACCGCCCGTCGCGTCTGACCGGCTTCGCTCTGACCAACCGGCCGCGCATCAAGGGAAAGCGGCCTCTGGTCAACCGACAGACTTCCCCCGCCTCCGACGAGGCCGGGGGCGACCCCAAAAGCCCCGAAGAGGGGGAAACAACCCAGAAAACCAATATGGAAAACGACGATAGAGAATATCCGTCCAAGGAGATGGACAAGGCCCAGCGGGCCCTGTTCGACTCCCTGCTTGACAAGCTGGATGTCGAATTTGACGGCACCGACGACATGAGCAGGGCGATCCTCGGACGCCTTGATGAACTGCTCTCGCTGGAAAAGCGTGAGAAAGACCACGTGAACGCCGAAGTGGACGACGCCGTCAGCACGTACGAAAACGCGCTGGACGAGGAAGAACGCGAGGAATTCACGGAAGAACGCCGGGAAGAGCTGAAAAACTCTCTCCGGGAAAGCCCCGCCGCGCTGAACGCTTTTATCCGTGCGCTCAACCGCCAGACTCCGCCCAAAAAACCGGATCAGGAGGAAAAGAAGGAACTGCCGAAAAGGACGCCTCTGAACCGCCGCGCGACGCTGAATCCCCCTGACCCATTCCGCAAGAAGGAATCCATTGACGGATTCAACAACCGCGTGAACGAACTCATCAAGGACGGCATGAAGCGCTATGACGCCTACCAGAAGGCGACCGAAGAGGGCTTCATCGTCTCCGCCCAACGTTAATTATTCAACCTGATCAAACCAATGCCATCACTCAACGTAACCCAGAAAAGCGCCATCGTCTATTTCAACGCCCCGGAAGGCGTTGACCTGTGCGGACAGGAAGGAACCGTCGTGGCGCTGACCGCGAATCCCGACATCCCTGAATTTGTCGGAACTCCGTTGTCCGCTATTCCCACGCAGGAGCAGCTGCTAGGCGTCGTCCTGCAGGGACAGCCCAACAAGGGAACCTGCGTCGCCGCGCTCGTCGGCATGTATGCCGGCCTCATCAAGGCGGCTCTATCCGACACGCCCGGAACCATCAACGCCGGAACGCCCGTCACCATCACGGCCAACGGGACATGGAAGGCCGCCGCCAGCGGCGACACCGTCTATGCCCGCGTTATTCATGCCCAGTGGGAACAGGGCCTTGTGGAAATCGGATTCGTCCCGTCCTACCAGGTTGCCGCAGCCTAACTATTAACCCTAACCAACAGAAAGACCAAGAACAAGGGCTACTCCATTTTGCTCCGCCGTTCAGTTCACCGATGTCCTGACCTCCTATTCCGCGGGGTCCGGGAACACCGAAGAGAACTCCATCATCAGCCGCATCGCTCCGATCGTCCCGGTCTATGACCTGAATTTCCAGTACAAGGTCTGGGACACGGAATCGGCCTTCACCGTCCAGCCCATCCAGGTGGGACCGGGCGAACCTCCCCGCCAGACCGTCCTGCGCGGCAGAAACGAAACCGACACCCTTCAGGGCTACGGCTTGACGCTGCCCATCCCTGACGCCTTGCTGGGCGTCAACCGGGAAAAGGCGCAGGCCATCACCCTGGCGGAATACAAACTCATCGAATCCCAGTTTGTGACGTCGTACGAATACGAACGCGCCAAGCTTCTGATGAGCCAGCTTCCGGCCGCTTCCGGGATGGGCGACTGGGCCAACCCGCAGAAAAACCCGTTGGATCAGCTGGACAAGGCAATCCTGTCCATCAACGCCGCAACCGGACACTTCCCGACCACGATTGTCTTCGGCGTCAACGCATGGCAGCTACTTAGGTCCAATCCGCTGGCGCGTCAGGTGGTTTCCTTCAACAGCGTCGGCCTGTTCAATGAAGACCTGCTTCGCATGGCTCTGATCCGGCCCATCCGGGATATTTACATCGCCTCCATGCCGTACCGCGACGCTTCCGGCGACGCGAAAACCATCATGGAAAACGAAGTCTACGTCCTGTACAAGGAAGACTCCCCGACGCAGTTCGACGCCTCCGCCGTCAAAACCTTCGGGCTTTCCGGCAAGCTTCGCCGCGAAGTCATCACTGAATACAAGCCGACGCCGGCCTTGACGCTCGTCACCAACCGCGTCTACTCGCTGACCAAGTTGACGAACCCCAGCGCCATCGTCCGCATCGACGCGACGGCCACCGGCGATTAACCCCAACCCCGCCTCCATCATGTCCGCCTTTCCTGCCTGGTCCACGATTTCCACCGACGAAGCCGATCGGCTGCTCGGTCTCAACACCGCCGAACGCGATGCCCTGGTAACAGCCGGGGAACAGCGCAGCCTGGACTACCGGGATGTCATGATGGAGGCGGTCAACGATGTCTGCATGACCATCCGCGGGGCGCTGGCCAACAACCTCGCCCTGCGGCAATCGCTCCAGAATAGCGGCATGTACGACATCCCGCAGAGCATGCGCTCCCTGGCGTGGCCGCTGATCATCCGGCAGCTTTACCTGCGCTACCAGATCAACCTGACCGAAACGCGCCAGAAAGCCGCTGAATCGGCCGATGAGATGCTGGCCCGCTATGCACGAGGCGAAATGCTGCCGGAAAGCGTAGACGGCGCCGCCCCGGCGGACCCCGCCTACATGATGCCGCGCTTCACTCAGCGCCCCTGGTTCAACCCCATGAGAAGCACCTACCGATGATGACCGCCGCCCAGATGGAGATGATCGCCAACGACTACGCCGAACGCGCCTTTTTCGTGTCCGGCGTGGAGCCCGGCGTTATCCTGTCCGACTTTGAGGAAAAGGCGGGGAAGGTCGCCTCCGGCGCCCTGAGCTATGAAGAGGCGCAGCAGTCCATCCGCGAAACCCTGCGCCAGCAGGGCTACCGACCGCCGGCAACGGGGCAGGGCGGCATTCAGGATTTGTCATCCTGGCTCCGCATCCAGGTCGTCATGGAAACCAATGCGGCCATGGCGCACGGCTACCGGAACTGGTACAACTGGACACAGGACGACAGTACGGCCGCCTTCAAATTTTACCGCTCCCAGGGCCGGGAAGATCCCCGCTACTGGGCCGAACGCTGGAACCGGGCCAGAGCCGGATTGGAAGAAGAAGCCACGGAGGCAGTTTCTTCTGGTTTCATCCGCGGCGAAACCGTCGGCTACGCCCTGGCGGCCTCCGACATCTGGATTCGCCTCTCGCGCTTCGGAACGCCTTATCCTCCCTTCGATTACCTTTCCGGCATGAACATTGCCCCCGTGGGAGCCGAAGAAGCCCGCGCGGCCGGACTGGAGGTTTCGCGCGTCCGTCCCGCTCCCCCCAGCTTCAACGCAACCTTGGAAAGCAACGCCAAAGGCGTGACGGAATCCAACAGGAACAAGATCCGCCGCATCCTGAAAGACGCCGTGCGCGTCAAGACCGGGAACGACGGCAATACCACCTTTGCCTACACGGACCCGAACGGCACGCGCCCTTACACGGACGCGGAACTGGCGGACGTCCTGTCCGGGGATTTCCCGGAAGAGATCCCCTTGCGCCAGGCCCAGGCCTTCAGCCTGGCGGCAGCCGGGGGAGCCGTGGCCGGAACGCTGGCGGCCCTCTACCTGGACCGTCTGCTGGACCGTCTGGCTTCCGAGCCGGAAGGTGATTGGTACGCCCGGCCCGCAGACGTGGCCGCCGCGTCCTCCCGCCAGTATATCCCCGTTTCCCCAAAGGAAGAGGGGGAATTCACCTATCCCATTACCTCCGGGCACGTCAGGAAAGTGGAAGACGTCGCCGGAGCCCTCAATGTGGAACTGTCAACCCCTTACGTTTTACCCGTCAAATGGCTGTAACCGTCCACATCGACCAATCCGCGATTAACCGCGCGTTTGCCGACATGGCGCCGTCCGCCGCCCTGCACAAGACCGCCATCCGCAAGGCGGGCGTTGCCCTCAGTCTGATGATTCAGCAAACCTTGCGCCAGCAGGGCAAGGACTACTACGACGCCGCGGCGGACGCCACCAGCATGGAAGAAACCGCCGAAGGCGTCAGCGTCTCCATTGCCTGGCGCGGCATCGGCCTGCACTGGATAGGCACGCAGGGCTACCTGGGCGGCCCGCTGCGGCCCACCGGACGCACTTCGGAAGTCACCGGCAAGCCGATTCAGAACCTCGCCATCCCCACCATCAACGCGCCACGAGGGCATGGAGGGACCCGAAGCATTTACAGCGCAGGCTTCCGCAAAGAGGACTTGCAATTCATCCCCTCCAAAAATGGAGGACGGAATGGAAATGTAACCGGTGTCCTGATTCTCAAGACAGCCCAGTCCTCCACCGGGAAGAAAGCGGCCCGCAAGCTTTTCAGCAAAGGAACGAAAACAGGAGACGTCCTCTATATCCTGTGCCGGGAAGTAACGATTGCTCCTACTCCTGGCATCCTGCCGACGATGGACCAAATGGCGCAGCGCGCCGCGGAAACATACCTCACCCAAATCGGAAACGAATCATGATCCCCTCCATTGACCAGACCATGAGCTGCCGCATCATTGAGCGGCTCAAAAGCAGCAAGGAATTGAGCTGCCACATCTTTGACGCGCCCTTTGATCCGGAGTATGCCGCCAATGACATCATCATGTCTGCAATGGGGAATAACGGCGTGGTGCTGGTGTGTCCCGGGGATGCGGATGAATACCAGGACGGACACGGGCAGACGGCGGAACCTACCATGTGGAGGCAGTATTTCATTATTGTAGCCATCTATCACAACGCTGCCCTGTTCCCGGAGGAATGCCTGACGCCGGCCTACTATTTGCGCGCCGTGGGCGACGTGATTGAGCATGCCCTGTGGAACTGGAATCCACTTCCGTTTCCCGCGCCCGCCATGATGAAGCCCAAGATCAAGGGGCGCTTTGCCTCTTCCGGGATTATCGACGGAGAGAAGAGGCAAATGAACGTCTTGACCGTGGACTACCGCGTCCCGATCAATATCAACATACGAACCAAAACGGAATTCCATGAGCAGAACGCCAAAAAATAAACAGCAAAAAGACCAGGGGGATCACCAGGACAAGGTGACCGTCCGCGTCGTCAGCACGAAAACAGAACTGGATGGAGGGCTGGTCATCAGCCTCTTCATGAAAACCGACACCCCGGAACTTCCCGCGACCATCGCGGAAGCTCTGGCAACCCTCAACCTTGTTGACATCAAATGAGCAAAGCAGCTGCAGCCAACACCGAACCGGAGAAGAAGACGGAGCAGGCCGCCGTCATCAACACGAACATCCTCATTCTGTCCAAAGAAGTGAGGATAGGGCGCTCAACGTTCTTGAAAGGAGCGCATATTCGTGTTACGAAAGAACTCGCCGATAAGCTGGAAGCCGACGGCAAGGCAACAATCATCTACTAACCGTTTCAAGCACCAGGGCAACTACATACGATCCCACATTCACGAACCGCAACGTCACGCCGCAGATTACCGGCGTTCTGGCTATTTTCCTCCCCGACGGCATCAAGGTGACCGAAGACGAGGGAGCTTCTTACGTCACCGGGCCGGACCAGTTTCCGACGCCTCCGACGTCTCCGCCAACGGATCCGACCGCCGGGCCTGAACAGCCCTGGGTGAGCTTCGGGCTGCTGGGAGCGTTCCAGTCCGTCGCCACCCAGGTCGAAGGGGAAGTGACGCGCTTTTACGGCGGTGCGCTGGGATATCGCCAGCAGCGCAAGAACACCACGACCGGCAAGCGGATGACCTTCACCACGCCGGACATGTCCCCCGAATGGTTCCAGCTTTCTTTCGCCTTGGGAGCGCCTCCCGCCAACGGCGAGGAATCGACCACCGTCGGACATGGCGGCGACAATAAGATTGAGGGGTATCTTCACTTCTGGTATCAGAACGACGTGGGTACTATCTATCTGGTCGGAACGGCGCATGGCGCCTTGCGCCTCCTGCAGGATCCCGAACACACCACGGCGATTGCTTCACCCCAGTTCGAGTTCGAAATGGATTATCGCGGCAAGTACCAGTTCACGCCCTCCAATGTGCAGGACGTGACGCCGGCGCCGGGTTCCTGACGCGTTTCACCAGGGGGCGCGCTGCGCCCCCGCATCCTCTTTTTTCCCAGGCAGCAGGCAGGCAAATACGATATCCGGACCGTCACGGGGCTGAACCAGTCGCTGGTCGTCCGTGTGGTAGATTTTCAGGGGGATCCCGTCGACATGAGCGGCGTCACCCTCCGCGGCGCTGTCCGTCTCAAGACAGGCGTCGCCGAGTTCGGCTTTTCCCGCGACGATGAGGGTAACGGCGTGCTTTCCTGGGCTTCGGTGCCTGCGGGCAGGTGGTCCTACGACGTCTTCATGGACGACGGAAACGAGGAAAGACCGCTGCTCTACGGATGCTTTGTTTCTGCGGGCCGTGTAACGCCTGACTTGCCGGACGAACAGCAGGCCGTGGCGGGCGCGGTCGTCGTGCAGCTGCCGGAAGGAAGCGGCTGCGTGCAGGTGGTGCTTGATAATGCGTCAAGCGCCGCCTGGTACGCGGAGCAGGCCAAGAAGTACGCCGAGAATTTCAATCTTTCGGTGGACCGGGTCACTACCGGCGAGCCTGGCACTCCTGCCGCAGCGGAAGCCGTGAAAGGCTCGGAAGCGGGCTCTTATCTGTTGTCGTTTACCATCCCCAAAGGAGACGCCGGTCCCGAAGGCCCACCAGGCCCGCAGGGGGAACCGGGCGAAACCGGCCCCGAAGGCCCTCAGGGTCCCAGGGGCGACGCAGGACCTCAAGGTCCTCAGGGAGCGACCGGAGAACAGGGACCAAGAGGCGACATTGGAGAAACCGGACCGCAGGGTCCTGCCGGCCCGCAAGGCCCCGAGGGGCCGGAGGGTCCCCAAGGACCCCGTGGCGAGAAAGGAGATACCGGGGATGTTAATCCGGACGGGTCTTATAACTGGACGCAGCCGCAGACCTACGACGCCACGATCACCGCAATCGAAGGAGTCCGTGTGCCGCTGCCCGCCACAGGGCAGAATGCCATTTCCTATGAGGGAATGATAACCATGACGGCTGCCGGCCAATGGAGCCGCACCAACTATTTTCTGGAATCCGTCATTCCGTCATGGGTGACCGCCTTGGTGGAAGCCCAGTCGTTGAACACAAGCTACGCAATTGCTACCGCTAACGCCTCCCTGAAGAAGGGAGTATTTAATAACGACTTGTGCGATATGGTATTAACCATGACGGCGGCCGGGGGTGTTTCTGTTATCGGCAAATCCACGGGATCATGGAAATTTGCCAATTACATGGGCAACAATAGAAATAACGAATATGCTGCCGCTTGCGCCTGGCGGATACTTGGCTCCGACAAGGTGTCGGTTCTCTTGGGCAGCACTGCCCAGGGGTACGCTACGACTGTCGATCCGCTGGCGTCCTGCTATTCACATCCTGTGCACTGGGTGGATTATGCCTGGGATAATGCAAATTACAGGTATCCGCAAAACAATACAGTCAATGGAGCGAGAGGGGGCGACAATGTGCCGGCGTATCAGATCACTACCTACCCTATGGGGTATCTGGGGAGCAATAAGTCGGCCTTGATAAGGGGGACGTTTTACGGACCCCTCAAGGTAGATTCCCATTATGTTTGGGCATTGGCTCCGGCTTTTACCTACGTCTCCGCGGCCATGACGCCACCCAACCCCGATGACCAGGAGATTTACAATCGCTGGGCTTTGTTTGTGGACAAGCAATATGTAATGGATATGGCTTCCTCCTTTTGGGGCGCCGGCAACACAGCATGCCTTACAACCAAATTCAAGGCGCACGAAGTCAGCGGGACTTATCAGGCGGGCCTCCGGATGGGAGGAATGAGGATAGACAATGCACCCTCACTGGGCATAACCAACTCCTGGGTCCTCATGAAGGACACGGTAATGGAGGGCGTGACACCTAAACCAGTTCCAGAAGTAACGGCTTCTGCTCAGGAAGTTCCGGCCTCTGGCGGCGAGGTGACATTGACGGCGTCTTCCACCCTCTCCGAGGCTATCTATGTGCTGAACGATACCATGTGCGGACATGACCCCGCCGCTGTGTGGTGCACGCAATCCTCTGAAGAAATAGGGTCCGGCGGCGGCCAGGTTGTCCTGACGCTGGCGGCAAACACGACTGGACAACCGCGGCAGGTGTGGGCGTTTGTCGGCCACCATTACGCCGAGGCCGCCGTTGTAGAAATCAACCAATTAGCGCAATAACACCATGCAAGAGATACATTTACAGTTCCCTAAGCCCGGACAGTGGAACGAATTTGTTATGACCGCCAGATTTCCAGACAATAACGGCTTTGTACTCTCCCTCTGCTATACACAAGCGGATATACCCGCCGACCAAGCCCCGGCCTTGAAAGCAGCGGTGGCCGCGATCGCCGGCATGGACGAGGACTGGCAAGCGGTGCAGGTTTGGGTGCGGTGCAACTGGGTATTCCAGGCGCCGACTGGAGATGCAGACAATTACCAGTCCACAGAGGCGGTGATCCTTACGGTTGAGGCCGTCAATGCGGATGGTGGGCGCCGGACATTCACGTCTGCGGACTACCCGGAATTCATCATCACGGACCCCGCCGCCGTGGCATTTTTCAAATACTTCACCAATAACAACATAATCATATGACTACTAATAATCAATGCAATCATGCCGAGGCGATAGCCAAGGAAATGTACAACATGTACCAATCCGCCATATCCCACGCCCCGAAAGAAACGGGCTGGGAAGATGAACCGGCCTATGTCAGGCAAGCGTGGTATCACGTCGCAGACCAGGCCCTCACCATCATCGGCAAGCACGCCGTTGAGGACATCAAAGACTATCTCGGCATCAAGGCTTCCGGGGCTTCCACCTGGTGGAAAAAAGCTCTCCTGGCTTTGGCTTCCGCCGCTGTGGGGATGCTCGGCTTATCTCTCTTCCAGGGCTGCGGGCACTCCGTAGACGTGACGCCAGGACGCACCGAGGTCTGCAAGGACGGTTCCTGCCTCGTCATTGAGCAGGGGCATATCTCCTATTCCCAGGCCCAGCCCAAGACGGAAGTTGAGCCCGTGGTGCAGGTAATCCCCAGCAAAAAATAACCATGTGCAAACTCTCCGAAGTACCGGCGCGTTTCCTGGATTTTGCCAAGGCTTCACCCATGCTTGCCTGCGTCATGCTGTCGTTGGTCATTTGCGGCGGGGCGTGCTGGTACATCGGAGATGTCATGGGACATCACAACGACCGACTTTGCGATCTGATGACGATGCAGACGCAGGCCCAGGTAGAGACGGCAAAGGCTATTCAGCTTCTTGCCGTCAGAATAGAGAATATCGAGCGGAAGCTTGAAAAATAGTCAACTGTAAAGTTTTTCTTACAAGTTCATACATATTAATAACCAATCAATTAAAGGAGAATACCCAGGAAAATAGCCATTGATATAGGCCATGCCAACAACACCGGAGCCCGTGGAAACAGGTTTGAAGAACACGCCGTAGCAGCGACGATTACGGAACGCCTCGCGCCTATGCTCAGAAAGCTGGGCGCCCAGGTGGACGTAATTGACTTTCCGGCCCAGAGCAACACGGACGACCTGAACGCCACCATCAAGGCCGCCAACGAAGGCGGCTACGACTTCGGGATTTCCCTGCATTGTGACTCATCGGATAATGTGCAAGCTCACGGCGCCCATGTGTGCTTCTATCCCGGGAGCGTTAAGGGAAGCCGGCTTGCCATGTGCATCGCGGAACCTCTTGCCCGGCTGCTCCCAGGACGGGACTGCACGGTGTTGGCCCGTCCGGGGCTGGCCGTCCTGAAAAGGACGCGCTGCCCGTGGGTGCTGTGCGAATGCGGCTTTATCACCAATCCTGAAAATGCCGCCCTTATGAAGGACCATCCCGAAGCCATTGCGGAAGCCATTGCGGAAGGAGTGAAGGCCTATTCCAAGCTGTAGACGATCATGATCTACGAGGCCCCATACTCCGCATGGTACGTTTCCGGAGCCGGAAACACGCTCCAACTCCTCAACCTCTGGGATGCCACGCCGGAGCCTCCCCGGTTCGGCGGAGACATAGAAGTCTTTGAAACGTCCCTGGTGGACGGCACGAGGGCTTTTGCGGAAGGATTGGGGTCTGCCGTAGAACACCGCACCTTTGCCTTTTACCGCTGGTTTAAGGACTACGAAGAAATGGCCAGGTATCAGGAAAACCTGGCTGTCTGGATGGCAACCAACCAGAACGGCACTCTGTACATGCAGTTTGCCGACCAGCCTCAATGGAGATTCACGTCCGTCCTTGCCGGCTACCAATTTGAAACGGAGAACTTCATTCCTCCTCCGTCGCCGGAAGACGGTTATTTGTGCCTGCTGGTATCCATCAACATGACGCTCACGGACCGGGTTCCCGACAATTCAGCCTGGGTGTTCTCCGTGACTCCTTCCTCGGTTTCCGTCCCGGCTGCCGGCGGACAATATGCGTTCTCCGTCGTCTCCTACTTCAACCCGGGCGAAATCGGGCAGGGCTGGAAAGCCTTTGAGAACGACGGCATCTCCATCTCCAACATCATCAACGGCAACAATGGCTCCTTCCGGGTTACAGTGCCTCCCAACGAAACTACGGAAGAAAAAAGCATTTATCTGACAGTTTCCCAGGACGGAACCGGAATCGCTCCTCTCATTGAGATCACCCAGGCGGCAGCCACGCCCCAGGAGAAAACGGTGGGCTCTCCCGTCTTCCTGGAAGGGGATCCTGCCAAGATTGCCGCCTTGGGAACATTTAACTGGCGGCAATACCGGATGAAGTGGGGAGAACAGGTAGACGGTGATCCGCCGCCGGCAGCCTCCATCAAATCCGTCACCGTGGCCCGCGGGAGCGCCAACAACATCAGCGCTGCCCTTTCGCTGTACGTCCTCAATGAGGATGGGTCCACCACAACGCTGCTGGCTACCAGCAACGCCGCGGTTAATGACGCCGCCAGCCAGCAGGCGACATTCACCTTCCCGGCGCCGCCCAAGGTGGAAGCCGGGATGCAGCTCATCTTCCAGCCCGGCGCCGTCGTATACACCAAAATTGAGAATATCACGGCCTACGATTGGGGCGGCATTGCCTATCGGCCTTATCCGGCCGCAATCACCACGCCTGCCGTGATGCCGGCCATGTCGCTGGACGTCGAATACATCGGATAACAACACCTTTTCAACATACCACCAATCATGACTGACCAATCCACTCAACCTGAAAACGGCATGGAACGGCTTTTCGGAGAATTTGCCGAAGCCTGCCTCAAGAACCCCTCCCTGGACCAGGCGACGCGAGCCTTGCGGGAAAGCGTCTTTGCCGCTGCCGGACAAGCCGGCGTCAACCCCTCCGAAGCCTTCGGCATCATCTTCCGGGATATGATGATGCTTGAATACTTCCAAAAACGCGTGGACGACGCCCGCGCCAGCCTCGCGGACGGGAAACTTCCTGCTTTCGCCATCGAAGAAGTCAACACTCAACGATAACCCCTTATCAATTCCACCATGGCTACCAAGAAAGAAATCGAAATCAAGCTCAAGTCCACGCTGGACGGAAAAGGCGTAGAAGAAGCAAAGCAGAAGATTGACTCCCTGAATAAATCCACAGACCAGCTCGACAAAGGCAGTCAAAAGGCGACCAAGAGCATCAAGAACATGGGGAAGGGCACCTTACAGGCGGCCTACTTCTTCGATGACCTGCAATACGGCATCAAGGGCATCCTGAACAATATTCCGGGCCTTGTAATAGGCTTCGGCGGCGGGGCGGGCCTAGCCGGCGCTCTCTCCCTCGCCACGCTTGCAGGCGCGAAGCTCTACGAGTGGCTTTCCTCGACGGAAGAGAAGTCAGTTGATTTGACTAAAAAACTTGAAGAAGAAAGAGAGGCTTTCAAAAAGTTAAAAGAAGAAGTTGGTGAAATTTCTCGGCAAAACAACAATGAACAAATATTACGGGCGGCAATAGATAGTGCAAAAAAAATAGCTGATTATCGTAAAGAAGAAGCTAACGCATTAAAATATTCTTTGGATTATCGTAAAGAGTTGATTGCTTTAGAATCTGGAATTAATGACGATGAAGCAGAGATCGCCCGCCTAAAAGTAGAGGAAGATTTTGCTAATGGGAAATTAGGTGAAGGCGCCGAGGCTGAGCGTCGAAGAGCTCGCTTGTTAGAAGGCATCGAATTAGATAGCCGCGCAAGAAGGAGAAATGAAAGAGAAGAATCAGCAAAATTAGATGTGTCCGACGCAGTCAATAAGAGAATTGATGCAGCTCGTACCGCAAGAGAAGCTCAAGAGTCACTCCAAAATGCAAAATCTAATTCTTACGATATCATGTCTCTTGAAGAAAGAAGGGCGTCAGAAGTTTCTTTAAGTGAAATGAGAAAATCTTTAATAAATGATTTATATGGAGCTTTAAAATCGTATAGAGATAAAGAAAGAGATTCCGGAGCCTTACGATATAGGAATGTAAGTGATAAATCTATTTATGATACAGCTAATGAGTTTGTAAATGGAGAAGAAATTTCAAATAAATTGGTGTATGCATTGCTCGATAAATACCGACCTAGCGACGCAGAATCTAGAAGAGCAAAAATATTTGATATTCAAGGAAACATAGAGAGAAGTGACATTTCTCTTCAGGATAAAGGTTTTAATTTGGGTGATATGACTTTTGGAGATGGAGGTTATTTGAATGCCTATAAATCTTATGCTGAAACCGTAGAAACTCTTGAAAAAGAATATGAAGAATCGGAAAAGTCTTTAATATCAGCAAAGAATGATGAAGAAATAGCAACGCGAAAGCTATCTGATGTAAAGAGAAAAAACGCCTCGGAAGCCGCTGTTGATATACAACGCGGTAGGACGTCTCAAGCTCAGGAGAGAAGGCAAATCCGTGAAGAAACAGAAAAAGAGGATACCGAGAATGAAATCGAAGGCAGAAAAAAAGAAATAGAAACCAAAAAAGATGCTCTGAAGAAGAATAAGGATAATTTTTCTGCTGAACTGGAGCGTTTAGTTGTTGCTGCAGGGGAGTCTGCCAGTGAGCAACAGAAAGCGATGGTTAGAGCCGCTTCGGAGGCTATTCGGAATCAGGTTAAAAACGCCTCGGCAGATGGAATAATTGACTCAGCAGAATATACACAAATAGGAGTTGCCTTTAGAGATGCTTTGAGGCAGCAAGGAATTCAAAACACCTCAATTCTGAATGGACTTACCACAAATATGAAACAAGCTCTTTCCCTTGTTAATCAACAAGCGGCAGAATTAAGAGTTCAGCAGGCACGAATCGATCAGTTAACTCGAGAGCTAAAACAAGCTCAAAATAATATTGGAGGATTACGGCGCAGAAAACATTGAAGAAAAATTATCATGATGTATGATGTTGCCATGAAATATTTCTACTTCTGCGGGAATGTTGTCAAAGGCCCCATATCATTCAGGCAACTACAAATTTTAATTAAAAATCATGTCATAGGACCTGAAACATTAATTTGCGCAGAAGGAACAAATAAATGGTTCAAGGCTGATGAATTACTAAGGGAAAGCAATAAAACAACTTATTCTACTAAGAAACTTCCAAATCGCAAAGAAAGTAATTCTTTTCTTTCCACAGTCCTTATATTTCTCGCAACCCTATCGATAGGAGGGGGCTTCATTATGGGGATTGTAAGTTTTGAAGCAGGGTTAATTGGTATTGGAATGGGTTATATTCTGGGAGGTGCCGTAGTGGCTGTACTTTGGTACACGCTGTATATTTTACTTGCCAAAAAATAAATAAAGCCGGGAAAAGAGATTGTCAAAGACAAGCAAAAAAAACAGTAGCCTGAAACACAGACAGAAGAATATTGTCAACAACCAACCAAATTCTCAAGCAGCAGGAACCATAACATTACCATAGATGACTTGCTGGCTCTCAAGCCATCAAGCCTCACGCACGATCAACAGAGCTTCTCCACGTCCACCATTACGGCAGTTTACCCCGTCAGGACGCTTGGGGAAACTTTGCCGTACAAGCAATTCGATACCGTCACCATCTCCCAAAACGGACAAGTCATCCTAGTGGGGCTGGTGTCCAATATTGAAAAAGTATACAGCGGCAGCCAGCGGTCCTGGAGGATTGTTTTTTCCGACCCCTGGTATTACCTCGCTAATTGCTATGCCTTGGAAAATGGATGGCAGCCGACGTTCGGGCTTTTCCCCCGTAAAGGCGTAGAGGGTATTATTCCCAAGGTCAACCTGAGCGGCGCTTTGTCCAGCGTGCTTGACATGGCAAAGCACCACCCAGCCAGCTATGAGCTGCGCATCAGAGACGACAAGCAGCTGATACCGTGGAATGCATCCTGCGACACTCTTCAAAGTCTGCTGCAGTCCATCCGGCGCTGGTCTCCGCGTATGGTCAGTTATTATGACTATACGGGAGAGAAACCGAAACTCATCATTACGGACTACGATTCTCTCGACCCTATTTCCCTGCCGCTGCAACCCTCCGCCACAGTCAAAAGCATAGACGTATCACTGTCACCGCGAGGCGACCTTGTTCCCCCCTGTGTTGCGATTGTGGCAGAATCTACCGGCAGTTCAGGCTATCGCGTCTCCTACCTTTCCAAGTACCCGTCGGACGGCGACCCTACGCTGCCGCATTCGATCGTCTATCGCGTCTCCTCTGACTTTTATTTCTCCAATTACAATGAGTCAGGCGGTTCCGCTTCCGAACCCCAGCCCGTAAAGACTTCCAGATCCGGCAGCTTGGCTTATCAGAAGATGATTGTCAAAGGGCGCCGCATTGACGCTGCGGACATGATCAACAGCTTTTGGGCACACCATTTCCCGTGGATGAAAGACATCCCGGCAGGGCAGCTTGTGACCTATTCCGACCGGGTCGTCACTCCCAAGGCATGGGAAGGCACGGAAGAGGAAAAACCCAAGGGGTACGACACCACGGCAACCGCATACGAACTTACAGACGGGCAGATTCACACAAAATCCCTGCGCCCTAAATGGTGCAATACCACCATCAAGCAGCGTCTAGCCATTCCGGAAAATGCCCCGGCCAAGTGGAGAGAAAAATTTAAGAACATCGGAGTAATTGGAGGAGGAGACACGCCTTGTTTCTGGCAGGAATTTTCCGTGGACCTGGTGACACTCGACCGCCCCAATGCTACCTATCCGATTGACGGCATTTATAACGGCGAACAGCCGTCAAACGATGAAGACGGACCCTCTACCGGACCCAATGACGGAATACCTTATGCCGACATAGCAAGAACGGTGTGGGAATCCATGCAGGAACTTCCCTATGACGGGTCTATCTCCTTTGCGGCTCGCGGGGGGGCTCAATACTGGCAATACATGGGGCGCCGTGTTTCCTTGCTTGGCGGCAATCCGGAATGGGAAACTATCAATACCATGGTGCAGACCGTAAGCCGTGACTTGCAGACCAACGTTATTGAACTTTCCTACGGCTCTCCGTCTCAACTTGGAATCGAAGATTTACTTGAGCTTAATGAAGTGAATGTTATTTCAGATGCCTCTTCCGCGTTGGAAAACATGCAGGGAGCGCCGGAACCAATTGACCTGACCTACGACCCCAAGCCGGAATCTCCGACCATTGGACAACAGATTACGACCGCCACCGGGTCTGAAGCTCCTGCGCCGGAATACGGCTTCCAGGTGCGCCTGACCAAGGACACAGAAGGAAACATCACCGATGCTCGCATCAAACCCGGCGCTCTCTACCTCAACGGCTCTCTCTTGGGATTCTACCCGACCGGAGACGGCGGCTCCGGCTCCTCCTGGGTGAAACTCCCGATGACCAGCGGGGAGGTCTGGATAAATGTCCACTTCGACCAGGACGCCAAGTTAACCAGCGCGGAAATGTCAGGCATACCGGGAACGGTGTACCCGATCATGCTCGCCCAGGAAAAACCCGGCGTCAACTTTGACTATGCTTTTCAGGTTGCCGACATCAACGAAGACCAGGTCACGCAATACGCCCTGGGCATGATCCAGATCCCGGTCTTCGGAGGCACCTTCTACCCCTACGGACCAGCTTAACCAGACAATACGATGATCAGAATCTATCTATTCACCTATGCCGGAGACGCGGATGAGGCGCAAGCCTGCGTCCGGTGCGCCTTGGCAGCCCTCCCTGAAGCCGTCATTACCGTGGCGGACGATGAGGCCGACCCCGTACCGGAACGCACCAGAAAGGCGCTTCTGGCAGCCGGAGCGCGGTATCGTCAAACCAGCTTCCCGCGCTACGGCAACCTGCGCGGTCCGGAATGCGTCCGGGGCATTATCTCCATGCTGGCCGGCGAAGCGGCGGACGATGACATCGTCGTCAAAATCGACTCGGATACGGCGCTGCTCAACGGAGCATGGATCAGGGACATGTCTGAAACGGGGGCTCACTGGTGCGCCTCGGGAGCAGATAGCCGGCAATTCTACGGTCTGTGTTATGCCATGACCGGACTGGCCGCCAAACGAGCCGCGGAAGTGCTGATGCAAGCAGATCTGCCGGACAACGCTCCGGAGGATCTTACCATCGGGCACACGGTCATTGAACTTTTTGGGGTCGGCAAGGGGAGAATTATCCCCCCCTGGACGCCCCAAAACAGGGCTGGCCGCTGGTCGGCATGGAACTGGTTCAGCATTTCGGTCGCCCCGGAAAAATATGTTGGGTTTGACGTTGTAACCGTGGGAAGCCCCCGTCCTCCCCATATTCCAAAAGCAAACCGGGCCCGCGTCATGGATGCCTTATTCCGCTGCCGTTTTCACCAGAAAGAAAATTGATCATCTTGTTGATATCAACAACATGACCCTGAGGGTAGGAAAGGAACTGTACAAAAAGCTGAACATTATATTCATAAGTATATTTATAATCAATAAATATAATCCCTCCCGCTCCGCCACTTTTTTATTACGCTAGAGCACGGAAAGCCTGATTTTACAAGGTTTCCGTGCTTTTTTATTACGCTACATTACCA